AATAATCCTCCTGATCTAGCTCCTTTAGCGTATCTCCCTCCACCTTTTTTAAATTGACCTCCAACCTTATCTCCAAGTAAATTATCCATTAATCCACCTTTACCGGCAACACTAGCATCTTTTACAATCATTGGATTAAATATAGTACCTTTCATCATGGATTTGGATACTAACATTATTAAGGCACTTATGGTTGCTAAAGAGGCAACATCACCAAAAGCCCCTCCAATTTTGTCTCCAAAAAATCCTTTAATTGCAGAACCTATTTTTCCAAAAAATCCAAATATTTTAGTTATTATACTTAAGCCATTAGATAAAGAATCAATAAAACCTCCTAAAGGTCCTGCTACTAAATTACCAATTAAATCTTGTAATTTTTCTACAGCACTATTAAATTTTTCTTGAATAGATAATTTTTCTGCTTCATCTGTTAAGAATTGCCCTAATGATTTTCCTGATTTTTTAAAATCTTTAATTTGTTGAGCATTAAGTTCTTCTGCTTCCTTACCATAGGTATTAATAGCTTCTTGTTTTAGTAACATATCAGCTAATTCATCATTACTTAATCCTAAAGATTCAGCTAATGCTTTTCGAGCAAGAACATTCATACTTTCATACTCAGCTAATGAACCTGCTGCATCAGCTATTTCTCGTGTTAATGTTGCTTGATCACCAGTTAAAGCAGCATAACGAGCTCTCTCTAAATTTAATTGTCTACCTGTTAATAATTCTGCTTTTAATTCACTTTCAATTGATGATTCAAAATTTAAAAGCGATTCAGCAGATTTATCCATTGTCTCTAAGCTAGTACCTAATCTTTTAGCTTGAGATACAGCATCAGCTAATGCTTTTGGATTACTTTGAAATTTAACTAATATACCTGCACTTAATTTAGATATATCTTGTAATATTAGTTTATCACTAAAATGAACTTTATTAGCCTGGTTAGAAGCAAAAACAGATAAACGAATTTGTTTTATATAATCTTTAGTTCCTATTCCAGCTGCTGCTGAGAATGTAGCTAATTTACCTGCTTCTTGGGCTGATAATCCTACTATTTCTGTTAATTTAGCAAAAGTAGATAGTTCTTCTCCACTAAACTGAACTGCAATACCTAATTGTTCAGATAATTCTGTTTGTGCTTTTAATAATCTATCAGTAGTAACAAAATTATCATTAACATTTGCCGAATATTTTACAAATTCTTCTCTTAATGCTTGTGCTTGTTGCTTACTAACACCAAATGATCTTCCTAATAACGTAGCTTGTTTGTCTGCTTTATTAATTTGAGTAGCAAGAAAAACAAAAGCAGCTTCAGGTGCTAATTCTACTATCTTTTTAAAACCTGCTGTAATCCCATTCATTCCTCCTCCTGCTTTTCTAGACTCAATAGCAGCATCTTTAAAAGTTTGAGAAAACTTTCCTAATCCTGGAAGAGAAGAAACTATATTTCCAGCTATACTAAATAACCCTCTATCTAATTTTTTAGATTTATTTAAAATTTCATCAAATAATTTATTTTCTTCTTTTAAAGAATTTACTTGGTCATTTAATACAGAAAGTTGATATGCTCCCTCTATATTACTTATTCTTCTTAATCTATTATATAAAACTTCTTGTTTACCTAAATCTGTAGTAGCATCAATTTGTTTTTTTATTTGGCTTATTAAAGTTGCGGCTTTTTTAGTTCTATCATCCGTAACAGATTTAATTCTACTGTCTACTATAGCTTGAGATTGTTTATTTTTTAATATTTGTTTTTCAATCTCCTTAGTAGAATTATTATTTTCCAGTAAGGTAGCCTCTAATTGAATGCGTTTAGAAAGTTTAGAACTAATATCAGATTCAAATTTAGATAATTGGCGCTGTAACTCTAAACGTTCTGTTAGAATTTCATTCCGTCTATTTTCAGAGGAATTTATAGCGTCTGTATTTTTTTTATCTTGTTCTTGGTCAGCCATAATTTAGTATTGCGCCGTATAAATATAAAAGCGCCCTATTTCTTGGGCGCTTTATTAGTTGTATATGTTGATTGTTTTGGAGCTATGTCGGGACGTGGCAAATCTTTACTACTTTTATTTTTAAGCATATTTTGTTGCTTATTTATCTCCTCGGTTTGTTTATCGTAATGTTCCTTTAATGTTTCAAAAGTAAATCTACGTAGCCAAATAGGCATGTTGTATACAGTAGTCCAATCATAACCGCCCTGCCCATTAAATACAATTTCGTGTATTTGTTTAAATAAGTATAATCTATACTCCTGCGTCAGGCCAAAAAAAGTTAAATGATATTGGAATTTCTACGCCCTCCCCAACGTAGTCTTCATTACTAGGAATATATTTCATATTAATGTCTGGGGATATTTGATTATAATATTGGCGTAATGCTCTAGCATCAGGTGCTAATAAGTAAGTATCAATAAAATCACGAATATTCTTTTGATCACGATCACCATTAATTGATGTGATGATATATTTCATCCTTGTAGTTAAATCTGTTGAACTATTTGGGTTTATTTTTTGTAAGCCTTTAATTTCAGCTTCAATTTTTTGTTCATCACCGTGTGTTAACAATTTGAATGTTACTGTATTTTCTGATTTAGGTAATGTGAATGTAAATTCATTTACACCAGCTTTAAATAAAGATTCATTAACTGTTTTTTCACTTAATTGTGTTAAATCAACAATTGTTTCTATACCATTATAAGTAACTGTGTAATCTTTACCATAACCTAAAATACGAGCAGCGATTAATATTGCATTTTTATCACCAATCAATAAATCACTATAATTGATATCAGTAACAATAAGCGCTTGCAATAATTTATCAATTACTGTACCATTTCTTAAATAGTTAGCATTAGTAAGAATATCTTCTTCTTTTGCCGTCATGTATTTCATTTCAATTTCACCTTTAGCAAGTGGTGATTCTTTAGGATACAATAAACCTTTTGAAGGTAATGTAACTGTTTCGGTTGGAATTTTAAATTCTGCCATATAACGTTTTTATTTGTTGTATATATAAATATATGCAAAAAGAAAGCGTTAACCAAATAGGCTAACGCTTTTCTAATATTATTTTGTATATCTTAGAAGTTCAATACGCAATAATCCATAGCGATTGTAACTGATAAGTTGATTGCAGCTTCATTAGCCCAATCGTACTCACCAAAAGTTGCTGTTTTTACATAAGCACCTTTTACAATCCATTCGCCTACGATATCGCCTACTGGACATAAAATATCTAATGTTAAGTCTTTTTTATAGAAATCAGAATATCCGTCACGACCTGTTACTGATTCGTGAGCCAAACGAGCCCATTCCATTACGGCTTGAGCACCAGATGGTGTTACGGGATCAAATAAGTTTAAAGTCATATCATTCCAACGTACTTTACCTTTAATTTTGCGGTAAACGTTGATATGATCTAAGATAATTTCACCAGCTTCGAATCCTGGTGCTGTTGCACTCTTAATCAAGTATGCGGGAATCCCATCTACATACATGATAAAACGATTCTGAACTTTTGGTTCAAAAGCGGTGAACATGATTTCGTTAGCGTCTAATACTGCCATTTTATGTTAAATTTTAATTGCTATTAATAAATATTGGAACCATATTCCCCTATGCAGGGAATGTAGCGCCTGTTGGTAATATGTTAAAGTTCAAGATGATAAATTCAGCAGTTTTTGTTGGCTGAACGTATATTTGACCTACTAATTGGTTTCTGTCAATTACATCAGCTGTGTTGTTTGTATCATCCATTACAACTTTATAAGCATATAAACCTTGTCTTTGAACTACTGATTCCATGAAAGGATTAACTTGAGCTAAGAATCTATTTCTTGTAGCGTTTGTATTTTGTTCAAATACTAAGTTGTTACTTACTGAACCAATATATGCTTTTAATGCGATTAATAAACGACGAACGTTTACTCTATCTAATGATGTAGCTCTACGTTGTAATGTCTTTTGACCAAATACTACAACACCTTCTCCAGGGAATGTAGCTAATGGGTTAACATTTGCAGCATATAATACATCACGATCTGCTTGAGATAATTTTCTTTCAGCTCTTAATACTGAAGGAACACCACCTCTGTTTAAACCAGCAGGTGCAAACCATTCAGCACCAACTTGATCGTTGAATGCTAATACACCACCAATTACTGTTGTTGGAGGACACCATACATTCTTACCTAAGTTAGAGTTGTATAATTGAACCCAAGGGAAATAACATGCAGAGTAGTTGCTAGATTGACCA